AGACCAGTACGACCAAGAGTATGAGTGCTCGTTTGAGGCAGCTATCCTCGGGGCGTTCTACGGGGTGGAGATGCGCCAACTAGACGCAGATGGCAGAATCCAAGACCTCAAGTTTGACCCAGATGCGCCAGTATTCACAGCGTGGGACTTAGGCTATCGAGATGACACCGCGATCTGGTGGTATCAGGTAGTCCGTGGTGAGATTCATGTGATGGACTATTACGCGGTCTCAGGCGCATCCATCGAGGAAATAGCCAATGTTGTGAACTCAAAGGGCTATCGGTACACCAAGCACTTTCTACCCCATGACGCTAGAGCCAAGACCCTTGCATCGGGGGGCAAGTCAATCCTTGAACAACTTGCTAGTCACCTTGGAGGAATAGGAAAACTAGCCATAGTGCCAGAAATAGGTGTTCAAGACGGGATACAGGCGGTCAGGATGATTCTGCCCAAGTGCTACTTTGACCCGATCTGTGATGAGGGGCTAGAGGCACTCAGACAGTACCAAAGAGAATATGATGAGGACAAGAAAACTTTTCGTCAAACTCCAAGGCATGACTGGTGTTCACACCCCGCAGATGCGTTTAGAATGCTTGCAGTCGCGTATCGACAAGACAAGTCAAACGAACCCCAACCCAAAGGGAAGACTTTACAGACGATTACGCTAGACGAATTGTGGGATTTTGAAACTACACATAAAGAGGAACGCATATGAGTGCACCAGTAGCAGAAGTCGGTGGATACAAGAACATCACAGCAACGGGGGCGGTCTCGACAGGGGCTTGTCAACTTATCGGGTTCTATGTGAACAACACCACAGTCGGAACGCTAGTCTTACGAGATGGTGGCGCAAGTGGCACAGTAATGTCAGGCACGATTACTCCAGCCATAGGGTTTCACCGATTCCCTGCCAATGTAGGAACAAGCCTCTACGCCACGATTGGCGGTAGCGCATTGGATGTGACATTCTTCTTCGCGGCTTAATATGTACGAGAACGCCTACGATGATGGGGCTTATGAGGAAGATCAAGGCCCGTTCTGGCACGACCAACTAGACAAAGCAAGCAAGGTCTTTGACAAGTGGGAAAAGCGCGGTAAAAAGGTAGTAAGACGCTACCGAGACGAGCGCGATGCCATTGAGATGCCAAGGATGAAGTTCAACATCCTTTGGTCAAACATCTCTGTGCTCTTCCCTGCACTCTACGGACGCATGGCAAAGCCAGAGGTTTCCCGTAGGTTCATGGACTCTGACCCCGTAGGTCGATTAGCCTCCACCATGCTAGAGCGCGTGGTCGAGTATGAAGTAACGCAGTTCAACGACTTTGACTCCGCAATGCGTGGAGTGGTGGAAGACCGCCTATTGCCTGGTCGTGGTACAGCATGGGTGCGCTATGAGCCAATCATTGTTGGACAAGAAGCCCCAGAGACCTCAGTTCCTAAGTTGGAACAAGACGAAGGCATCGAGATCACCAACACAGAGGAAATTGAGCGCGTTGATTCAGCGCACAGCCCTGTGGATTATGTCTATTGGACAGACTTTCTCCATTCACCCGCCCGAACATGGGATGAAGTGTGGTGGGTAAGCCGTTGGGTCTACATGACACCCGAAGAGGGCATCGAGCGTTTTGGTGATGTGTTCAAGAATGTGCCTTTGCACGACCAGAATGACGATATAGACTCCAAAAACCCAATGACCGCGAAAGCGACCTATGGGAAGAAGGCTAAAGTTGCTGAGATATGGAACAAACGCACAAAGAAGGTCTGTTGGGTTGCCAAGGGATACCCCCAAGCACTTGATGAGCGCGATGACCCTCTAGAGTTAGAGCAGTTTTTCCCTTGTCCAAAGCCTTTATTGGCCACAACAACCAATGGGTCGATGATTCCAGTACCAGACTACTGCGAATATGAAGACCAAGCCCAAGAATTAGACAACCTGACACAGCGCATTTACCTACTGGTGAAGGCTTGTAAGGCGGTCGGTGTGTTTAACGCTGAGTTCAAGGAACTTGGGCGGTTATTCACGGAGGGCGTAGACAACAAACTGTTCCCCGTGACTGCGTGGGCAGCCATGAGTGAGAAGGGTGGGCTAAAAGGCGCGATTGATATGCTCGATACGAGCGCAATTATCAAGACCTTACAGCAACTTTATCAATCCCGTGAGGTTGTCAAGCAGTCCATTTACGAAATCTGTGGAATATCGGACATTTTGCGTGGTGCTACCAACGCATCCGAGACTTTAGGTGCTCAACAACTGAAAGCCAACTTTGGTAGTCTGAGATTAAGGGCTACCCAAGGCGATGTGGCGAGGTTTGCTACCGATCTGTTCCGCATTAAGGCTCAGATCGTCTGTAAGTTCTACCCACCAGAGTTAATAGTTGAGATGTCTGGGGTGATGAACACGCCAGAGGGTCAAAATCCGCAATTGTTGCAAGCTGCGGTGCAGATGCTCTCAAACAGCACAATTCGTGACTTCCACATCCAAGTCGAAGCAGACACATTAGCCCAGATTGACGAGCAAGCCGACAAACAGAACGCAAATGAGGCAGTTCAAGCAATTGGCTCGTTCTTAGGTCAGTCTCTACCTATGGTGTCACAAGCCCCTGAGATGTTGCCAATGATGAGCGAAATGCTATTGTTCTTGGTACGCAGATACAGAGCAGGCAGAGGGCTAGAAACCGCCATAGAGCAAGCAATGAAACAATTGCAAGCCAAAGCACAGCAAGCCCTATCCCAACCGCCTCAGAATCCTGAGATGATGAAGTTACAGGCTGAACAGCAAGCAGAACAGATGCGTATGCAAGCCTCTGCCCAGACCGAGCAGATGAAGATGCAGGCACAGGCTCAACTTGAGCAAGCCAAGGCTCAGTTAGAAATGCAGATGCAACAAGCGAAAGCCCAAGCAGATATGCAGTTAGAGCAAATGAAAGAACAGTTTGCCCAACAAGTCGCTAACAATGAGTTACAAGTTAAGGCTCGGGAAATGCAAGGCAAAGAGGAATACGAGCGTTGGAAAGCCGAACTGGACGCTGCGACCAAGATCATGGTGGCTCGAATTGGTAGCAACCCTGGCGTGGACTTACCCGTTATCGAGGCAGCTTCCGCACAGATCACCAATGAACTCGGTGGGACTATCGTTCAAGCGATGGACAAGATGGCACTCATGCACGACCAGATGGCTAACCTACACGGACAGACCATGCAAAACATTGGCGAGGCGATGCAGAAACTCAACGCGCCTAAGAAGGTTGTGAGGGGTGCTGATGGTCTAGTGATTGGAGTAGAAACAGCATGAGCCTAGTCCTTGCTGATCGGGTTAGACAGACCTCGACCTCCACAGGGACGGGAACGATCACTTTGGACGGGTCGGTAGAGGGTTATCAGTCGTTTGCAGTCATTGGTAACAACAACACGACCTACTACACGATTGCAGGCGGTACGCAATGGGAAGTGGGAATTGGTCAGTATTACGGGGGAACTCTAAGTAGAGACACAATTCTTTCGTCATCTACTGGGTCTGCGGTTAATCTAAGCGCAGGCTCTAAGGATGTGTTTGTTTGTTACCCTGCGGGAAAATCGGTTAATGAGGACGCTAACAATCGGGTATTGATTCCTTATACAACGGGAACAACTAATGTTGGCTCTTTAAATGTAGGTAATGCCACAGCACACACAGACTCAGGCGTTATCGCTGGTTTTACTGCTAGTGAGCCGTTATATCTCTACACAAGTTTGCAAAACACAAGCACAGCAAACACCAGTTATGCAAGTTATGCGGTCAACGATGGTTTGCATACTGCTTACGCAGAATTGGGAATAAATAACTCTACTTACAGTTACTCGGCTGCGGGATACCCTAATAATGGGTTTTCTACGCCATTGGCAAGTTTTGTTGAATCCTATGGTGGCCCTCTAGTCATAGGGTCTTGGGATAACCAAAAGATAAGCATGATCATCAATGGTGCTGTTAGCACTACGGATGCAATGACGATCAACACCAATGGGTCGGTAGCGTTTAATGGTCAAGTTGGTACTGCTGGTCAGGTCTTACAAAGCAACGCCACAAGCGCACCGACTTGGGTAACACTTAGTAGTGGAACTGTTACAAGTGTTAGCGGTACGGGAACAGTAAGCGGTCTCACCCTATCTGGCACAGTCACAAGTTCTGGAAGTTTGACCCTTGGGGGCGCGATTACAGGCTTTGCTACAAGTGGCGCAAACACAAACATCACCTCAGTCGCATTAACCACAGGCACAGTATCAACAGCCCCTAGCGGTGGGACTGATATTGTTAACAAGACCTACGCAGACGGATTAGCAGCCAAGTGGGGTGATTGATGTTTGGCATATCGGCATTCAGCGAAACGCCCTTTGCAAGCATTCCAAGTGCAATAACGCCCGTACCAACCGAAGCCCCTATTGGTGGACACTTTGGTTTTGATGAGAAAAAGCGAGATGCTGAGTGGGCAAAAGACCGCAAACTAGAGGCTCAGAGAAAACAAAAACTCAAAGAGGCTTTGTTTGGTCTACCGCCAGAAGTGAGGGAAGAAATTACATCTGCGCCCGAGCAAACCATCGATATTGCGGTCAGAAAACAAATTGATTATGATTCGCTGATGGAAAAGGTCAAAACCTTAGAAAATAAGGTTAGACTTAAGCGAGATGAAGAAGACATTGCAATGATATTGGAGATGATGTGAGACAAACTTGGGTATTTCCATCTGACGGGTCAGAGCCTTACGAAAAGCACCTCGGCCCACCTAATGAGCGATATTCTGTAATGGGCGATATAGCCCCTTTCATGTCACCTGACGGGGTGATGATTGAGGGACGCGCCCAATGGCGTGAGCACCTAAAGCGCACAGACTCCATTGAGATGGGGCATTCTGATGTCAAATATGCTCAACAAGAGTGGAACAAAAAGAAGGCAGCTCACAACGAGCGTCTTCGTGGGCAAGTGGCAATGGTGCAAGAGTTTGACCGACCAGGCGCACCCATAGCACCCATGAAAATGTCGAATTTAAATGTAGAGATGGCGAATCGGTTGCATAATCGACCCATGCCAGAGCGCAAAGAAATGATTAAGTTGACTTTAGACCAAATGAAAAGGATGAGATAAATGGAAAACGAAGTTGTCGCACCCGACACGATTGACCCAACTCCCCCAGAACCCGAGATTACGACCCAATCGGCAGAGGTTGAGACCAAAGCAGAGCCTCTCAGTCGAGCAGAGGTAATCCGCGAGGCACTCAAAAAAGACACAAAAGAGCCTAAAGAGGCAAGGGCAGAAAAAGCCCCCAAATTCCCTACACCTGACAGACAGGAAAAGCCTGCTGTTCAAGCACCTGATATGCCAAAGTCTCTCAAGTTAGAGATGAAAGCACATTGGGAGAAAGCGCCTCCTGAGTTACGCCAAGCGATAGCCCAAAGAGAGGCAGACTTTGAGCGTGGCATCACCAACTACAAGAGTCGGGATGCCGAGGCAAAGGCGATTACAGACCTTTTCCAACCCTATGAGTGGATGCTGAGAAACGAGAACGCAACGCCTGCAACCGCGATTGCGCCACTTCTCCAGACCGCAGCACTCCTACGAACTGGAACGCCACAACAGAAGTCTCAGGCTGTGGCACAGATGATTCAGCAGTTCCAAATACCGCTAGATCAGGTCGCATCCCACTTTAATGGGCAAGCACCACAGCCACAAGATAATCACTACAATCAACTAGCGCAACAAGTTCAACAACTGACTCAGCACATCACGCAGAGCCAGTATGAGGCGCAGAAACAGAATGAAAGCCGAGCACTCTCGGTAATCCAGCAGTTTGCGGCTGACCCCGCGAATGCACATTTCGAGGCAGTCCAAGACAGAATGCTGACGCTTCTCCAAGCACCGCACATTCTGGGGGACACGGGTCTTATGTCTGAGCGCGAGAAATTGCAATTAGCGTATGACACGGCCATTCGGTTAGACCCTGCGATTTCGCAACAGATGTTTGCTCAACAGCAACAAAACTTGCAAGCACAGAGTCAAGCCCAGAGAGCAAAAGCTGCGGCAGTTCAGATCAAAGGCGCACCAAGCGCGGGTTTGACTACCGCATTAAATCAAACTGACCGCAGGGCTGTAATTGCTAACGCATTACGAACTGCA